TCTTTTGTACTACTGCTAGTTGTACTTCAAGGACATTCATAAGGTTTTATAATAATACGATTGTTTTTATAGTCTGCTTTAAATTCTAGTTCAACATCATGTTCCCACATGAGTTCTTCATATAATGCATTGAGACGATCCATGTCTTCCCAAAGACTATTGATATGTTCGGGCAAATGATCTTCATCCATTAGCGGTTCATTTTGATTTCTATGTTTTCTTTGATGCTACCCATATCAGATTTAGATGCATTCATTCCTTGCATATCACCAGTATATGAATCAGTATGCATTACTTCATCATAACCTGACTTCTCAAGAATCTTGTTTTTAATTTCCATCTGCTTTTTCTCTTTTTGAATACGTCTGAGAAAAGCATAATATATTATCTGTGTGAAATATGCAAAAGGATTCTTAGATTTCTCTGGATCAAAATTATCTATGTACTGCAAACAGTTCTCAATGCCATCACAAATCATATCCTCACGGAACATGTAGTTGACAAAATTTGGTTTGTATGATAGATGTGTAGCAATCTTTAAAAAACATTCCCCAATATAATTGGGAACACGAGGTCGGGGATCCTCTGCCTCACGTGCTTTTATCACAGCATTACGGTAGACAGTAATCGCTTCTAAAAATTCTTTATTGTTGACGTAATATTCAGTCTTCTTTTTCATTCGTGGCATGACTGCTCCCTTAAGTATAGGTGATTGTGCTGCTATTGTCAAGGGGGCTTGACAGAGGAAGACAAACGCAGTAGACTAACTCTGTCAGGGTTCAAGGGAACCTCTAGCTTCTTTTATATAGATTTTCTAAAAAGGACTTAGTATCCCTAACGGAACCTAGGTTCCCCATATCACGAGTAAATTCTTGTGGTTCACATGCTTCCCTAAAAGCATTTAAATCAATCATCATTCTTTTAACAGTATCATTATAAAAGCGTTCAATTTTTTTATCTTCAACTTCAGTCATAGTAACAACGTGTGACTTAGGTAAAACAAACATTTGATCAAAAGTTGAATGGATCCATTCAGTTAAAGCAAATCCATTAACTCTTAAATTCTGTTTATTAAATGAAGTACTATGCACTGCCATAGGATTTTCTAACACAAGACTATCATCATCTGGCATGTAAGAAACCTTTGCTATGATCTCTTCTCCAGTAGTCAGTTTAATAGTAGCACAAAAATCTTCTTCCACTTTTTTGTTAGATTCCTCCATGTTACCCTGCTTTTAAGTTTACGTTAATAACTTCATACTTAAAATTTTCTTCATTGTAGATGTTTACTCTCTCATTTAGATGTTTAATAGTATAGTTCTGTCCACCAATATCATCAGCGATATCATATAGGGTGGCTATAGTTTTACCTTCTCCCCTACGGAGAACTCTCCCAATGGACTGGAGGTTTCTGATTCTGGACTTACTGGGGCTTGCGAACACGATATTGTGAAGACGCTTAATATTGATACCAGTACTAAAAGTCCCATAGGACGCGACAATGATTGCATTCTCTTCTTGCTCTGTGATTTGACGAACTTCTTCACGATCTTCAACTTCAGTGCCACCGTGAACAAAGAAGACCTTACGATCTTTATCTACAGTACTATTTATGAGATCATATAAAGGCTCCCCATGTTTTTCAATATAGTTAAATAGTAATAGGGTATTCCCTTCTAGATCATTAACTAGATTCTTTATCAAGTTATTACGTCCACGATGTGAAACTAAATAATCAATCTCGTCTTGATATGTTTCAAAGTGTTGAGCAGGGTGTTTACACAACAGTACTTTGATCCTAAATTTACTAAGATAGCCTGACTTAATAAGATCGTCTGTCTTTGTTACTTGGTCACATGATCCAAAAAGGCCTTCAAGTACCCACTTGTGAGTCTTACTCCCATCTAGTGTACCAGTAAAACCGAACCTATACTTAGCGTTATGTAACTTAGTCATAATGCCAGTTAAGGATTTACTTTTAAACAGGTGTGCTTCGTCACCTATAACACAATCAATATCATCAAAATATCTTTTAGGAAATTTATAGATTGATTGCCACGTAGATATGATAATATTTTTATCAGTATTCTTATCCTTACCACCATATATCTTATGAACGTATTCATCCGCAGACCAACCGTAGTCAATGAAGTCGTTGACCATCTGCTCACCAAGGGAAGTAGTTGGGACGACTATAAGTATCTTCTTGCTGGTGGCAGCATAGTATCTGACGAGGGCGTAGATCATAAGGGACTTCCCAGATCCCGTAGGAGAAAGTAACAACTTACGATTATTTTTTAAAGCCTCGTACACTGCCTTGTATTGGTAGGGACGAGGTTTTATATTGCAAACTTTATCCATGAAATGTTTAACACCAGGTGGTGTAACAAAATCATTCTCTTCATAAACATCACCATACCATTCATCTTTCTCATACTCTATCTGGTACTGTCTTTCATAAGCCCATGTATCAAGACGGTCTGTTAGACCACAATACAATGCACCAGTACCAGGAGAATACAAACGGATAGTACCATCCCAATGTCTATATCTAGGATTCTTTTTTAAATACTTTGCTTCAGGAACTTCAAACGTGAAGTAGTCTGCTAGTTCTCTGTGGACATGCTCCTCTTCAGAATGAATTGTAACGTAAACTTCATTCTTCTTCTTGACTAAGAGGTTTGTCATCACTGTCCATTAATAAACTTCTCCCACTCAATAGCACTCTTGACTTGGAACCCTCTATTTGATATTTGTTTCATTACCTGATCTAACCAATAAAGCATTTGATCTAGGTATTTAATTTTCGCTTCTAGGTTGATGACTTCATCATCAGACTCTACATAGACTTTCATCTTATCTTGAGTTGAGATCCTACTACCAAAAGGTTTTTCAGCATAGACTTTTGCGTCAGCTTCTCCTCCATAGTATTCACGCTTCTCTCTAATAAGTTTGCGAATTTCAAACTCAAGTGAGGTTTTAATCTGAGATATATCAGTGTAGTGGTTTAAGTATTTATTATGGCAGAAAGGAATGTCAAGTGCGACCTGAGCTAGGTCAGCACTGTATTGTTTATTCTTAAACTGAAAATCTACATGACTATCTTCTGCCCACTCTGCTCTCAGTTTTTCAAATTTATTACGAAGAGATTCAAAATTCATAAAGTAATTGGTTGCATATTCTTATTAAGTATATGATGCTTCTGATGTTTAAATGTAACCTGAGCAGTAATATACTCTACGTCAGACATTGTAGCATCAAAGTTCAATGATGTTAAGCTTATAGGAAATACATTTGTATATGTTACTACAAATGCTGGATTGTATTGGGAAGTAACTATGTGCAGTTCTGCTTGACTATACTCTTCTTCCTTTGGAGTATTAGCATCATCATCTGCTCTACCATTATCTCGTATCCATTTGTGTATTGAATAGTAGTTCAACATATCTTCATCTACTATAAAATCTATCTGAAGATCTCCAAACTCTACTCCACCACCAGGAACTATAGGCAATGACCTAAATGGTGATGGTACATCAGTTACTGGCATTGAAATATCAGGTACATTAGCAGATTGGCAAAAGAAATCAACCCCTGCAAACTTTTCCAACTTTAATTGGAAACCAATAGGGTTTAAAAAATTTCTATTTGTTGGTTGTTCTTTATACCAATTAGCCGCCATGCCAACTTCCCAAGCTATACTTTATTTATCTTATAAAAAGTATACTTCAAAAAGAGTTCTTCACCTTTGTGTATTTTTCTTAGAGTCTTTATATAATACAATCCTTTCTCTTCCCACTTGATACAGTTAGGATCTTCTGAATGATTTATGAATCCACCAAGAGGAGTTCTGTAGATAGTTTCATCCACAACCACATGAGATATACCAAGATACATCATAGCATCTATATCTGCTCTAGCAAAGATACCTTGCCCTGCAATAGGACTATCCTTGATATGTAATTCTGGTGGTAGTGCTTGATACATTGTCTAACATTTTCAAGTGTCTGTCAAGAGCATTATACTCTTCGTGTACTTCTTTGTGTGTACGCCAATCCAGAACCATTATATTTCGTGCGTCATTACCATAATAGATTCCAAATTTAGCATCTCTATCTCTTATTGCTTGTCGTTCTTCTTCTGTCTTACCCTCAAACATTGGTTGGCATCTTGCCAACGGCATA